TTAATTAAAAATTTTTAATTAATAATATGATGTATAATCTGGTTAATAAATGGATAAAGCGCACACAAATATATGGATTATAACAACGAATATATACACAGTACCAAAGCGCCCACCTTTTAATAGAACCATACCTACAGAATAATAACTACTTAAAGGATAGTGTATATAAATAATAAGTATGGATCAACTAAACCAAATGTCTACTTTTATTTCAGCAGAGAACTTCAAACGTCTTCATCCTGCCAATATGTTTATGTTAGGGTTAAAGGACTATAGTGTAATTGATTATTTCTTATCATGTACTAATTCAGAGATAAGCGATATACTTAAGGAAGAGAACCATTTCTTCGAGCAGATAAAAACAGGTGCTGTATTGTTTGACCGTCCGTTGGAATATAAGAGGATTACTAACATGATTAAATTGTGTAAGACTAACCTCGAGTTCCTAAGAGATAATGTAACTAAAGAAGAGATGAAGGTTAAGCGGTATAATAGAATGAACGCACTAGGTAGAGCTTTTGACGTAATTCAGGAACAATTAGAAACATTTAATAATTTGTAATATATATAAATATTAGAATCTATATATATTAGTAATGAGTAAGAGAAAGTGTTTAGAAGACATATCGTTTGATAAGCTAACAGTAGAAGATAACTTTGTACATCTATATTGTTATACGGAAGAGTACAGTAAACTAAGCCATAATATAAAAGAAGAGTTGAAGTCCATAGAAGAAGCCATGAACATAGCAATAGAGGGTGTACTACAACGAAACAACTATTACAAAAAGAAGAGGACTTAGATATGTTTCTCTACACGCTTCTTGATAGTACTTATTTCTTCTTGTATCTTTGTATGTTGTTCAGAAAGTAATTTATTTTTAAGTTCTAGACTCCTTACATATATCTCCATATCATCAATATATTCTTTCTGTTTATTTATTTTCTTAAAGTCTAGATTAGTTGATATCTCGTATAGTCTAATGCGTGACTTTAGTTCGTTAATTGTATTCTTGAGCTCTATGATATATTCGTCATAGTCATCCATTCTTATTTCATCTTCATAGTTCATATCAATAAGTTAATTAGTGATATAAATTTATATAGTTGTTTTCCTTTTTCTAATTGAAGGCACCTTAACCTTAGGAGGCTCACATTCAGGGGTAATTTCTTTGATTGGTGATTTACGTCGTTGTCTCTTCTTAGGTGCTGGTTGTTCACTGACTTCAGAAACACTAACGGACTCATCAGTTACAGATGAGCATATACTTAGGTCATCATCAGAAGTACAAACACTACACGTACCATCACTCTCTGAAGAACTAGGAACATAATCACTACTGCTATCATGATCTGTACTTACACTACTCGATGTCGTAGTTGAAACACTATCCGCAATGCTAGAGTCATCACTAGTACTATCACTAACAACAGTACTATCTTCACTCGAAACGATTGATGCTTCCTCGGATTGTTTCTTTTGTTCCTTCTTGCGTTGGTAGTATTCTTTTGCCTTTTCTCTTTTGTACTCAAGAAACGCAGGGTCAGATTCTTTACGTCTTAAATAGTACTCTTTACGTTGTTGATTTACTTTGTCTTTATTCTTCTCTCTATACTTCTGCGTAGCTCTCTTTTGAGCTGGGGTGTATGATGAGTACTTAATTGAAACGCCTTCTTCACTGTCCATATTATTAATACTATATATAATTAAACTTTTATGTATGTTTATATATATTATTTCATCATTTTAACTTCTACTGGTAACCTAAAGCCATCTATTCCTCCTTTAGTATCTTCTGATGTTATTGAGTCTATAGGCTTGATTACTTCAATCTCCTTTCTCATTGATGGTTCAGAACTTCTAAAGAAATGCTTCAATATATATTCATTCTTCTTAAAGTCAATTGATTCGTTCAAGTCATCAAACATAGAAATAAATGTTGCTGCATCATCGTATAGGTCATTGCTTCTATATTGTGAGGCATTAATAAAATGTCCAATAGCTAAGCAGTAGTAACCGCATGCGTTGTTTAGTAGACTTTGTACATCGCTCTTAGAATATGGTAGTCCTTGTTTCTTAGTAGTTTCTTTCACAACATTCTTGACATTTTCTGGAGGTGGTTGTCCATATGGGTCAAAGTAAAAGCTTTCTATTTTGTCGTTAGGATATTTATTTACTTGTAGGAATACCCAGTGAGTACCGTCATTCGGGTTACCTTGTTCATCGTGTGAATCCTCTATATTAATAATGTAGCAACTGTTATATTTTAATGGAGCTTCTAGTTCGTCTTTAAAACAGACATCAGTAAGAGGAATTGACATCTTCTTTGCTAGTTGAAATAATTGTGTATCGCTTAGTGACATTTATTTGTATTAACTATATATATAAATAAAGGTTTAAATAATTATCTAAGCGTATAAACCACTACCTCGTGATTGTCCACCAGCATATAAACCAGAGCCCATATATCCAGTACCGTCATTAAATCTTTGGAATTGAGGAGGTAACATAACACTCATATGATAGTTAACACCTAAAGGCTGAGACATAAGAGCAGGTGGTGAATTGATAAGATGTCCTTTACCTCGTACTGTTTGTTCTAGTTGTCCGCCTCTCATTGTTCTTTTGAATCCGTATCCCAACATAGAACTATCATCTTGTGAACCTAGTAGATATCTTGCACGAATAGCTTGGTCAGCTAGTTCTTGGCTCATCCTATCTGCTCCTGCTTTTTGAACACCAGCTCGACCCATATAATCATAGTTAGTACCCATCTGTTGATTTATTCTATCATTGATATGCGCCTTCGCTTCTTGTTCGACAATACTACGGATAGGCTTACCTTTAACACCTGACTTAGCAGAACTAAACCCCCTTTGATAAGCATCTGGATTATCGAGGTATGAGTAAGCCAATTTATTAGCAGCAGCAACACCAGGCGCAATGAATGGAATAAGCTCAGGTTGTACAGCACCAAGCGCAGCACCTCCAGCAGTAAGAGCAGAACTAATACCAGCTTTAACGGCAGGCTTCATTTCTCGAGCTAATGCATAAGCTTCCTTCTTGATACCTTTCTTAGCTAAAAACTTATCAAACTTCCTTCCAAATATTCCTTGACCTACCATTTCTTCCGGACCTGAGATATCACCTTGAGCTTCAGCTAGTGCTGCATGATGTTCAGGCGCCATTTCTCTATTCATATCTAACTCTTCATCAGATAGTTTTAGTTCTGCTCCTTTACTCTTTTTAAAAGCTCGTGATACGACGTGATAAGTTTCAGGATGTACAACAACGTTAAACCCTGTACCTTTCTTTACTCGTACCTTATGACCATTCCTAAGTTTACTTAACTGCTTAGGGCTTACATCTACACTAATAATTCGTGGCATATTTAAGTACTAATGTTATCTAGTATTTAAATAATGATAATATATAAAAAGTGTTTTATTTAATTATTAAACTCTTGCACCGGTTAATGCATCAATAGACACCTCGCAACCATATTCAATAAAACAATACAAATCAATAATCTTAGAAGAAAAGTTTTGTCCTAGAATTTGAACACTCTTAGGGACACTCATTTCGACAGGTAACATTCTCTCAACGTTGACGTAGTAGTATGAATATTCCATGTCAAATTTTTGTCTATCAATTAAGCCCGAAGTAATACCATCAGTGAGACCACCATTAACCGCATTTTGACCGTATAGTTGATTATTGAATTGCTCGAAGTTATACCTTTGAACATTATAAATTGCATTCTGTCCAGATATTTGAATATTAAAATTACTAAGCCAACACATAGGAGAAGTAGGTCCAGTACCTGCGGGGTCGAATGGACTCTGAAAAACAGGAGTACCTTTTCTAAATCCAGTATTAACACTACAAGGAACAGTGTCTGTAGTTAACTCTGCGTTACTTCCATTAGTAGAATAAAAGGGTAGGATAAGAACAGACTTGATATTTGCAATACCATTAGTAAGAAGATTATTAAACGGAGCAGTTGATGCCACATTTAAAACTTGGTATTGATATACATCAGTATATTTAATTTGTTTAACAGGAGAAGCAAGGTAAGCGTCCTCAAAAATAGGATTGAAAGAGTAAGCAGGGATATATAAGTAAATACTTCTTGAAAGTGTTCCTTGTTGATAACCTCCGCTAGATTTTAGTGTAGTATCTAAACACTCACCTCCGACCGATAAATTCATTCTATATTCAATAGTAATAGTAGAAGGAAGGGCAGCAGTTCCGTCTCCAGCTGGGAATAAACTTCTTGAACCATTAGCAGTAGCACCAGTACCAAAACCAGACGCAAGCATTAGAGGATTAACACCACCTAAAGGATTAGATACCTCGGTGCATGTTAATGAAAAAGGAGTAACCGCAGCAATACCAGCAGCACTAGAAGTCGCTCTAAAAGATGTAGTAGTATTATTTAAATTCATAGTCATTTTAATAAACACACCTTTCAATAGAGGACACATATTAAAGAACGAATGAATGTGCTTAAGATATACAGTTGCTACAACTGCGTATTGAATTTTACCCTGTGTTGCAGGTGTACCAGTAGAAGTTTGAGCTACTTTATTATATATATAAGATTTCCAACATTGAATGAGAGACTGATTACCTGTTAATATACCCGCGCCACCGATTAGTAGAGAACCGAGAGTAGTATCACCCATAACACCCTCACCATCAAAATTAATATATTGTTGACGCTCGATAAATCCAACATTACCACCTCCAGATTTAAATTTATTGTAAGCGCCAGAAACAGGTGTGACAGTATCAAAGTTACTATTATTACAAACACCTTGTCCATAAACAGCACCAGTACCCGCGGGTGCAAATTGCCAACTATCAGCAGTATCAGGATAAAACCCAATAGTAGAACCTTGAGTATTGACATCATCTAAACTTAGAGAAGTCATCAGTTTAAAACTGTTCCACATCTGAATATAAGGAGTCTGTTGGATGATAGTAGTACCGTTATAGTCTACCGTGAATGAATGAATGATTTGACCAAACCAAGATTTTAAACCTACACAAGAGTCAACAGACGTAAGCGGAGCTGTAGGAGTAAAAAAAGTTTCATTAGCTACTGCACCTGTTGAAGTTCTACCTGTAGAACCAAGTGTGATTATAAAAGGAATTGAAAAATACGCCTCTCTGTAGGACATATATTTATTGCTGTTAGAAAGCTGTGAAGTATCAACCACCGATTGGTTGTTGTTATAATTTTGATTTTGATTATCTAGGATGTTAATCCAGTCTTTTCGAATGAACACATTAGGAGATCCTTCTACCTCCTGGGCTAAGTCAAAAACGAGTTTGTCGCACATTGTTATGATTAATAATAATGTACAGCAATTTTTAAATAGGTTTCTTAGAAACTCATAACTATATTTTTCTTCTTCTTACCATCAGGCACTACCGATAATTTACTAAGTTTAGATGATAATGTTGAAGGCATACCTCTACCTGATGTTGTACCAGATGTTCTTGTATAAGGATTAATTCCGGTAGTTCTTATATAATCGTCTATATCTTGATAGGAAGATGCTGCACCTGCTCCTCCTGTTCTTAGAAGTACTGAACCCATACCTTTACCTGTAGCAGGAATAACACGCCTTGAATATGATGACATATCAGCACCACCAAAGGGCATTTTAACTCGTCTTGTAGGATTATAAACCATTTTCTATATTAGTATGTTATATTCTTTATCCTTTAAGCTTTTATAAGTCTCCTTTTAGTTTCTCCTTTGCTGTTATGTTTCTATACTTTAATAAGCTTTTTAATATAGTATCTACACAAGTAATCTTTTTATTTAATGTTACCTCTTTTACACAGTCTTTATCATTTTTTAAGTCATTCATTAGTGTGTTCCTTGAACTATTAAGCTCATCGTATAACCTATTAATATAATTAACATCTTCTAAATTGTTCATTATATAATATATATTGACTATTTATTTAAATTACTTAGCACCCAGAAATCCTTCATCCTTATCTCTGATAGTCAATAGAATAGTCATGTTAGGGTCTTTAATAATAAGAGGCTGTAAATCATTACCTAAGAAAGTTAGTCTAAGTTCATTATATGTTCCGTCAATCATCTTATTCCACATAAAGTTAGGTGGTGTTTCGTATATCTGTTCTCCGACTGCAACGTTGGGATTCAATGAGTATATAATACTCGAAGGTTGTGAATATGGATTGTTAATATTTGATAAACTAAAAAGTACATTATTATTAGGTTGGACTTGAGGTGATGTATTTGACAAGTATGATATAGTATTAGCACCGTTTTTAGATGCGTAATTACTTGATTCCGTAGGTGGACTAGGTGGTACATATGCACCTGCAATATTAGCATTAGTAGCGAAGCCAGCAGTATACCCAACAATAATATTAAAGTTATCTGGGATTGTAACAACAGTATTGCGAGATACCAAAGGCCAACCTGGGAAACCTACAGGAATTGTATATGTTGGTGGCGTAGCTGTAGGAATATAATATGTATTGATTTGTACAGCGTATCTATTAGGATTTAAAGTAATCTCAAAAGGATACACATTATCTCCAGTAGGACTGATCCAATAGGTACTGTTATTGATCATTGTAAACTGACAAAAGTTATTAATAGCGCTTATTTCATATAAACCATCAGGAATAGAAATTGTATAAGTTGTTGTAACAGCACCAGCAGTCCAAGTATAAGTTAGTGTACCATTTCTACTTAATGATGTTATATTAAACCAACTATAGAACATTGAAATATTTGAGACTGCTATAAATTTATCTTTAAGACTAACTGAATTTGGAAACCTATAAACTAGCTTATTGTTCTGACCATCTCCCACAATGTTTGATTGATTCAATACTAAAACGAACATGTTAATTATTATTATACTATATGTCTTTGGCTTTAAAACGATTAAATAATTTCGTAACATAAATATTTAATTGAGTATAAAAATTAAAGCTTGCCTGTTGGTAAATATATTTTATGGTTCTTCTGTACTGTTGTTGCTATCCCTCTGCCTTCCATTCCCAACACTTTCTTATGTGCTGTATGTGATATATAAGGTGTATGTATTCCCGAACCTGTAGCAATACCTAAACTAACTGGTACTTGAGAACCACCGAAGAAGAAAGGGGGTTGATAACCTGCACTAGTCAACTGATGAAATGTTTGTTTCTCATGCATTACCTTTGGAAAGTATCCGTATGTTCCTGCGCTTGACATCTTGATTATTATATAGTATTAACAACATATTTTAAAATCCTAATTGAATTAATTCCTCCATAATTTCTTGAACTTCTTGTTTTGGTAGTGTACCATTCTTAGACAGTTTAATAAGGTGTAGTTTAAATTTCTTAATTAGCTCTTTACTGTCATTACCTGCTAGAATTTCACCTTTCATTACTTCGAAGTCGTGTATATCTTTTTCTTGTCTATCTTTATCAGGTGCAGGAATACTAAACTTATCGACTATATTAGCTTTAGTAGTTATCTTATGTAGGTATGCTTTCTCGGGTTCTGATAGTTTAGAAAGTTCTTGATATGTAGGGACTCCACCACCAACCATTTTAAATACAATATCCGACAAGTTAGTTGATACTCTAGTACTAGGAAACTCAGATATATTACCTCCTCCTTGTCTTCTTAATGTTAGCATACCAGTACCTTTTAGTTTATGAGTGTTAATAAAGAACTTACCAAACTTAATATATCTTGGGCTTTCATCTATACCCATTGTATCGTCCTTATGTTTGATGAAGCTATCTTTAAAAGTTTTACGAAGAGCAATACCAGAACCTCTAGGTCTACCTCTACCTCTCTTTTTAATACCAGTACCTTCAACTTTTTCACCTTTAGTTTCTTCTGCACCTCCTTTGGCAGTTAAACGTCTTAATTCAGTTTCTAATCCTTCTTTTTCTTTTCTATTATCATCAAGTAAACGTGTATACATATCATGTAAAGTACCTTGTTTATGTAAATTTAATTTATCAGTAATTTCATTTAAAGCATAATCTAAATCTATAATTCTTGTTGTTAAGGCTCGTATTTGATCTGCATCTGTTCTTCCTTGTTGTATTTGTGGTTTTCCTTCTAAATCTTCTTCGGAAACTTTAGTTAATCCTTCAAAATTTGTTCGTGGCGGTGGTGGAGGAATTTCATCATCTGAATCTTGTCCTAGGTCTCGTTGTTCTGCTCTTCTAATAAGTTCATCTATTAATTGTTGTCTTCGTAATGCTATTTGTTGTTGGTCTGCTCTTCTTCTTTGTTGTTCATAATCACGTTCCGATTGTCCAAGTAATTGTTCACCTCTTCTTCCAATTTCAGCTCTTCCTTGTTCTTTTAATAATTCTTCTCTTTCTTGTTCTCTTGTAAGCGCGCCTGTTTGTTCTCTTTGTAGTAGTCGTTCTAATTCTCCGCGTGATTGTTCAAGTTGTTGGTTGAGTTCACTAAATCCTTCTAACCCTGGTTGAACTTGTTCAAAAATTAATTCTATGACCTGTTTAGCAAGCTTAAAGTTTTTATTTTTAGTTGTGTCATCAAGCTTACCAATTAGAGTATATAATGTAGTTGCTTTAGGAAAGTTATCTAGCGTCTCACTATATCTTTTATATAAGTCGCTATATCTATCTATAACGTCGGTATATAATGGGAATCCAATAAGCTTAGTATTTGAATCTAAAAATAATCTCGTATTTGCCACATAATCAGCATTTCTTAATGTACCTGCTAAATTACTTATCATGTTTGAAATATCTACTATAGTTTGTTTAAGACTGGCTGTATGTATCGAGTCTTCACCTACTGGACCTCTAAAACCTTGTCTTATTGGTATATCTCTTATGTTTAATAAAAGTTTTCTCGCGACTTCATCATATATTTTCTTAATACTATCTAAGTCTCCGAATGTTATAGTACCGCTACCTATTCCGGATTCTGCCGGTCTATTAAAGTATGTTTTTACAGAACCAGCAAATGATTTTGTTTTGTTATACATATCCTCGACAAAGAATACGAATTGTGCAACATCATTCTTATCACCCTTAATACCGAACTTATACTGTTTCTTTACATTAGCTGTAATCTCAGGTGCTCTCTGTGCAAAGAATATAAACAACGAACCGTCAACATTAAGAGGAGAACGTTGTATAGCTTGTACAATATCAGAAGCAAAAGCAGGAGAACCAAGAGGTTTTAAGTCCTCCATTAAACTCATCCTCATCTTCTGTTGGTCAGCTAGTATTTCAGAAGTTGTTCTTGTTTCTGGCATTTGAGATACTGCAGGAAGTTGTCCTGTCGATTTAAAAGCCTTATTGGCGTCTAAGTTCATAGTATTAATATCACTCTGTAATCTTAGCGTCTTCATGTATTCATCCCTGAACTTTGCCGGGTCTGATGCGTATCTATAAGGTTGTCCACTCATTATTTATATTATATATTAACATTTTTATAAATAGCTTTTAAACTACATATAAAACAATTTCACAAAATCTAAGAATCATATACTGGGTAAGAGCTGTAGTCTGACTTCTCGTTGAAGATTTTCTCTTCGCAAATAGTATAAAACTCTCCTGTAACATCTTCTTCTGTATAAGTATTAAGTATTTCTTGCATTTTATCCATTACTTTGGTCTTCTCTTTACGACTGAAAGTACTAGGATTATCTAAAGGATGCTTACCTAAACTATTAAGAGCTATTATTTTAACCTTTGTAATATATCTTTTGCGATTAACTTTTTCCTTATCTTCTTTACATTCTTCAACTTCTCTTTCTTCTTGTAGTAGTTGATCAATACTTTTTGTTCCTTCTAACATTCTTTTCTCAAAATCATTTATCTCTTTTGGTGGTCCTGGATCTGCCCACATAATATTAGACTTACATAAAAAGTCAGAGTTTTGAATAACCTTCATGTCAACGGGTTCGCTTTTAATGTCTTCCATAGTAATATATAATATACACAAACTTTTAAATAGTTTTTTTACAAGCCCTTACAGAATTTAATGTTGGGTTAAGTTTGTTTATCCATTCTTGTTCTTTTTGTTTTATTTCTTTTCTATCTATATACTGACCTGATTCTAATACTTCAAATTCAAAGTTATCCCATCCTCCATTAGCTCGTATGTATTGGTATATCTTGCACCAGTATTTTTTAGACACTCTATTTGTAGTACTCTTCTTATGATGTGATTTCCTAGTGCTTATATTAATAGTAGACCCTATATAGTATTCGTTAGCGTCTTCTTTATCTGTTATCTTGTATATATAATAAGTCAAACTCATTTATTATATATAGTCAATTGTTTTTATATTACTTACTTAATTTTTTATAGTCTTTCTGCGAGAGTACTACTGGTTCACCTTCTCTTTCAATTGGAGGTATGAATGTAGGCTCGATAATAACTTCCTCGACTTCTTCTAGTGCTTTGCTTTCGAACTCGTCTAAATCATTCAACCACATCTTACTATTAGCTACGTCAATCAAATCGTCATTAGAATGTGTATACCATATCTTGCCTTTATGGTGTCCTCTAGTAATACCTGCTTCTAAAAGCTTGCGGTGAAAGTCTTCTTTAGATAACTTAGAATGCATCTTCATCTTAAACTCAGTATATAAATCCATACCTGAACAATTGAGGTTATTGTTTGCTAATATATAGTCATCTTTAATAAACTTATACACTGGATCAAGTCTCTTGCTTAATGACTCCTGTTTGCTCTGTGTAATTGGAAAGGCTTGAGGATTAAATTTATTTGTATCAACGGCAAGTAAGTAATGGTAAAAGGCTTTTCCTACTTCATCATCGAAACATTCGTTATATAGCTTATCATAATATTTTCTGTCTCCTACCTTATGCGTAGCAATATCTAATATATAGTAACGTCTTCCGTCATCATCTTTAATAGCATCATTATTAGAACATAGTATATAGTTATTCATATTGTCAGACTCATATGCTTTAGTACATTTATTTTGTAGTGTTATATTAGACGAGGTAATCATTCTTTTTAATGTTGAAGAAATACTTTCCCATTCAGACTTACTAAAGTTCTCAAGCTCTTCTATACATACCAATAGTTTACCTCCTAGTATCTCATTAAATTTAGTACGTATAGGATCTGATCCTGTTTCAAGACATAAACCCGTACCTATGACATGTTTACTTAGGAAGTTAAATAATGTACTCTTACCTGTACCTTGCATTCCCTTAAGATATAGACAACTATTATTTTTGTTTCCTTTAGCCATATTAGCTAGCCATTTTAAAAGGAACTCATATGAGTCTGTCTTGTTAGAACATAATATCTCTTTAAGATACGATAAGAAGAACTTTAACTTATGTTGTATAATATCATTAGCAATATAGTCATCTGTTGCGTCCCATAACAGAGGAGGACAAAGATTTATTTTATCATCAAAGAAAACAGGTTTATTAATAGCATATGTTATACTCTTCACTTCTGTATATTCTTTAAAGTAGTAATTACAAAGTTCTTTTTGCATCCTATTGAAGTATGAACGTTTAACTTCCTGGTCGTCTTTAATCTTGTAAACTCCATCAACGAACATTGCATGATTGCCATTATCAAGTGGTATGAAGTATTTAGTAATATAAGCTTTAGCATCGATAGGAGACAGTGTTTTAATCTTGCTTAAGTTAAAGTTACTCTCTTTCATTTATATACAGTATAGAGAATTCTTTAAATACCTTTATATATTGTTTTTATGACAGTATATAATTGTTTAAATTGTTCTTCTTTTAGCCCTTGCTTCAGCCATCTTTAATCCCCATGCTTTAGCCTCTGCAGATCCTTTAGCTGGTCTACCTCTACCGATACCTGCTCCGATATGTGCTTTAATAGCTCTTACATCCTTAGTTACACCCTTAGACATTTTTAACATATTCTTTTTTAGTTCCTTTTCTTGCTTCTTTTCATGCGCCTCTAATAGCTGTTCGATAGATGATTTAGTAGGTCTAGGTCCTTTACGTCCTCTGAGTCTTCCTCCTTCGATGTCACGTTTAGCATTATGACTAGCAATATCAATATGAATACCTACGCCTGTCTTCTTAGTTATCTGGTCAGCTGCAACTGCGCCTAATTTACTTCCTAGAGCTGTCGCAGCTACACCACCAACAGGATTCAAACCAGCTACTGTACCTAATGCTCCGAATGCTGCTCCTGTTGCTGCTGGAATACCATACTTAACCAAGTCAGATGCTAGACCTCCTCTTTTAGATGTTACATAATCACTAGTCTTATTACCAAATTTCTTACCTGTACTACTTATTTTATTACCTGCTTTTCTTGCATCATTAATCATAAAGTCTTCTCTTAGTTCTTCGGGACTCTTAAACTCTCTGCCTGTTGCACTTTCAAACCCTCCTACTACTGTCTTACCAAGGTTCTTGAATGATTTTAATACTTTGATTTTACCACCATGTATTTTATGATGTTGTTTAATATCTTTCTCTAATGTCTTCATTTTCTTAATGATATCTTTCTCTTCTCCTAATCCTGAACCATGCATACCATCATCACTATCTGAATCACTACTCGAATCGCTACTCGTATCACTACCAAATATTTTCTTTTTCATGCCTTTAGATTTAATACTTGATTTGTTTTTATATGACATACCTGTGCCTTCTGTTATCTCGTTAGCCTTTGCACCTATCTTTGTGACAGTATTAGAAAACTTTCTTAAGAAACTATCTCCTTTAAATAAGCTGCTTGTATCTTGTTTAACAAAGTTATAATCCTGTTCGTTACCTATACCAGAACCTTTTAATATAGCTAGGATAAAGTCCTGACAGTTATTATTAAAGGCTGAATAATTAAACCACTTCGAACCTTGAATCTTCCTTCCTCCTTCTAGTAGTTTATTTAGTGAGATTCCTTGAGGTATAAATTCAATTTGTTTTTGTTCTCCTCCTTGCTTCTTAATAGGGTTAGTGTACATATTAATAACTTCATTCTTTTCAACAGCTAATCTAGAACCATCATCGAATGTTATATCTATCCTCAAATGAAATATCTCATCATAAGGTGTACGATTTAATCTCTTTAAGAAAGCACCTTTAGAGATAACATTCAAAGCACTTTTTAAAACCTTCTCTACTGGTGTTCTATCAATAGTAATACCTTTAATAAACTTATCGCCGTACTTAGAAATTAATTCTCGTACTTTAGGAGGATAATCTCCACGACCATGAATAACAGTATCTATGTAATCACCAGTCTTTTCAACTACCTTCTCTCCTAATTCTAATCCTTTCTCTCCTATATCTTGTATCTCTTGTGTTGCAGTATTTATACCATGCTTGACTGTTGAGCCTAACTTCTTGAATGCTTTTACTGCACTTAGTCTACCACCTTGTATTTCTAGCTCATGAAAATATTTCTTCTTATCTTTAGGAATATAATGTATATGATGTACTCTAATATTCTTTTTGTATAACTCCTTAGCTGCTTCCGTTGTAAGCTTACCTCCTATCATGTCACTGTCCCTTATAACACTTGACTTTTTTAATTTTGCTATTGTTGAATGTTTCATTGGGTGCATGCCTTCACCATATACTAAGCTTTCTTCTGTTGCTTCGGATTGACTATCTGAATATCTTTTCATTGTTAAAAATTATTATATACATGTTTTTATATAATAATTTAATTTCTACGGCGAACAATATCAAGGCTTTTATTATTATCAATTTCGTTTTTCAATAAATAATATTTCTCTTTGTATATTAATAGTTCATTTATTCTTTCCCTTTGTACCCTTGTTAACTCTTGTAAAAATTCAATCTCTTCCAAAGGATTTTTTAGAGTCGTATAATAAGTAGGGTATTTCTTTTCTTCTTCCATTTATATATAGTATTAACATGTTTTTAAATTAATAATATATACTTACCATAACAACCAGTATGACAAATAAGCTGGTGTATCCTTAGGCATAGTAGCCCATTTTTTATTGCGTTGTCTAAATCGTCTTCTTCTATTATCATTATTGTGGTATGTATAGTCTTTCATTGGTGGTTCGAAAGATCCAAAGTGTATCCATTCATCAATACTAAAGTCACCCTTAGCCATATACTTCTTATCCTTCCTTGTTGATGGTTTGAGCTTTAAATTCTTATCATTAGGAAATAGTTTTATTAGATTTTGTTTGACCTTGTTAGGATTAGAATATTGGAGTAGTTCTTGTTGTTTCATTATTACATTTATATAACAACACTTTTTTATATAATATCATCTCTTTCTTCCCTTGATGGTGAGTGTGGTTCCTGGAGTTCAAGCTCAACAGCTCTATGTATTTCTAGTCCTCCCCAACAACACTTAACACTATCACATTTACTTTTAAGAGAGTACTTTATACATACAGCTATACTACCAGTCAATAACGTACCCATTGTTATCCAAAACACACTTCCAAATTCATTATACCATACCATACTTATAGAGTAATATACTGTTATGTTTAAATTTCTAAATCGACAACTTGAGGTTCAAACATTCCATAAATTGGTGTTTCGGGAGCCTTATATTCACAATGTGTTTTAGGTACAATATCTATAGGTACTAATGGTCTAATATTACAAGGTGCAATTGGTGTTTTAATACCTTTCATTTCATCAATTTCTTTTCTTAATTTCTTAATTTCTTCTATAGCATATACAAGCATATTGAATGTGTCTAAACCTTCAGGTGTTCCATCTTCATTGGTCCAAGTAAAGGCTGGGTCAACGTCAAAGCATTCTTCAGCAATATAACCGATATGATGTTTATTATCTTCTTTAGTGTCATATTCTCTAGATTTCAAGTTATATAAAGATGTTGTATCTTTTGATAAGTTTGTAACATTCTTCTTATATTTAATTGAAGATGTCTGATAAGTTATTTCTGAAGTTGAAGTATTATAAACCATCACTGGTGTTGCTGAAGCTGTACCTCTCATAGTATTAACATAAAAAGCATTAGAAGTAACAGGATTAAAAGCACCACCAGAAGCACTTAAAATAATTGAATTTGTAATTGTTGTTGTTGTACCTGAATTATTACCTATACAAATTGTTCCTGCACCAATACCTCCGTTACCTGCAGAACTTCCAATACAGATTGAATTGACACCTTGATTTGTTTGACCTGCTAAATTACCAATTGCAATTGCGCTCCCACCTTGAGTATTATTGCCCGCTGCATAACCAAAAGCTAAAGCACCAATACCTTGAGAACTAGAACCAGCACCAGAACCAAGAGCTACGCCTCTATAAGATTGATTTGTAGCACCCGCACCGGAACCAATAGCAATTGCACCATCCAAAGCACCGACATAACCTAGCCCTTGGCTCGTAATCCCTGCATTATAACCAATAGATATACATTCCGGTTTTTGATTGGTAACACCGCAATTATTACCAAGTGCAACAGTTCTAATACCTTGACTAGTAACACCACTATTATTGCCTATAGCTAAAGCCCCATCATTCAATGATGTCCATCCTATACCCTGAGAGCTATTACCAGACCCAGCACCAATAGCTATTGATTCTCTATATTGATTTGTTTTGCCTGTTTGATATCCCATAGCAATACAGTCTCTACCTTGATTTTGACCAGCAGACCAACCCATAGCTATTGCCTGAACGCCAGCCCCTAAAGATTGACAAAAAGAACCTATTGCTATACCTCTTACTTGCTGATTCAAATTTCCCGCGTTGTAGCCTATAGCGATTGAACCGTCCCCAACAACAGTATATGCCCCGTTTCCTTGATTTGTATTCCCGGCATTTGTTCCAATAGATATACATTCTCGACCATTTGTTATACGTCCAGCATTTGAACCAATTGAAATACAGTCTTGTCCCTGAGCTTGGCCAGCTTGGAAACCAACAGCTATCGATTGTAAGGCTTGTGTCGTACCAGCTAATGAACCTAATGCAACACATCTTAAATTTTGGTTTACTCCTGCGCTTACTCCTACAGCTATTGAACCGTCTCCAATAGTAGTCCAGGTACTATTTTGACTAGTCAATCCAGCACCAGCACCAATACTAATTCCTTCTTGACCTTGTGAATTTTTACCAGCAAATCTACCAATACTTACAGAATCAGTATTTGCAGTTGATAATTGAGACGCTTGATAACCAATTGCAACAATATTACTTCCTCCTGCTGCGCAAGATTGATGACCTAAAACAACACAACTACTACCAGTACTTGTTAGACCACTTTGCGCACCAATACACACACTATTAGGTCCATTATTTCTTCCACTTGCATTTCCTATACATACTCCACCACCATTCATTTCTCTTCCAGCACAATAACCAATACTAGTATCTCCAGCCCCTTGTAGTTGACCTAAAGGTTGTGCACCTACTGTAGTCGAAAAACTAGATTGAGAAACTGTAGATCCTCCACCAAGTATTACACAATTGTCACCTAGAACAACTGCACCAGATTTATACCCAATATTCACCGTTGCAGTTCCAGCGGTAGTACCTTGAATATATAAACCATTAGAATCAGCTAAACATTCATTAGTATCTCTAAATGTTAGTCTATTAGTTGAATTAGTAAACAGTCTTAAATGTCCTGTACCTCCTGTTTGTATTGTCATATTGACGTTGGTTGGACCAATTAGAGAAGTTATATTTTTAACATTAAAAGTACTCATATTAATAGTTCCGCCTAATATCACATCATTACCTGCTACCGGGGATAAAGTTGTGATATTATCTATATTAAACCCTGACATATTTAAAGAACTAGTAGATATCAGTAACTGTCCAGCAGAAGGGGATAAAGTTAATGCGCTACCAGCTTTAGCAGTGATAGTATTCGTTACAATCCCAGAGTTCGCAGTTAGTACGCCATTAACATTAGTTGTTTGTAAGTTTTCAGTTCCTTGAGCATTAGGAAACTTTAGATAGTGTTTATTAGCGTAGTCGATTGTAACAGGTGTATCATTTTGTACAAATAATAAGTTGTCAAATATCGGAACGTTTTGCGTCGGTGGTGGAAATTCAGCCATTGTTATTTAATATTATATATTAGCCTACTTTTAAAATAGTTATGTAAACAACCATTTTAAAAACTTGACTATATTAATATACAACCAAATGCCAAGAGCCAAGAAAACAACATCATCAGACCCGGGAGAAATCATTAACTTCTATGAACACATCCCTAAGAAGTATATAGACAAAGTAGAGAACCCAAATGAACACATACACAATATGAAAATCCCTTTTAGAATGTGTGTAGTTGCACCTTCAGGAACAGGAAAGACAAACTTCTTATTAAACTTATTAAAAGTATTCTCTCAAGGTGAGGGTACATTCGCAGATATATCAATCATAACAAGGAACAAAGACGAACCCCTATATAATTATCTAGGAGGAGAGTTTCAGCAGATACATATTAAAGAAGGTATGAGCAACACACCTAAGTTGGATGATATGAATAAGAAAGAAAACCATCTGGTAGTATGGGATGACTTAGTGTTAAGCAAGAACTTAGCTAATGTCGAGGAATACTATATGAGAGCAAGAAAGAAGAATTGTTCGGTTATCTTCCTGTCTCAATCATACTACGACATACCTAAATTTATAAGAAAGAATTCAAACTATTTAGTACTATTAGATTTAGGAGGTAGTAAGAGAGAACAGACAGCAATAATGAATGAATGGTCTAGTGACTTAGATAAAGATGAATTAAAGGCTATATATAATGATGCAGTTAGTGTACCTTTACGTCCTCTTATAATAACAGGAGGTAAAATAGAGCGTAATAAGAAGTATAGAAAGGGATGGTCTGATTACTATGATTTAAAAAACTTTCTTAAGAGTATACCACGAATAGAAAGCAAGAAGAAGCAAGTTATAGAATCCGATTCAGATAGTGATTAAACCTCATTCGATTTCTTTTTCTTAATATATATCTTCTCTTGAGCTTTACTACTACCCATTGCTGTCATATCATTTTGCATATCAGTATTAGCCTTTATAGTGTCTTGGTATTTATCTGACAAATAAGTATGTCGAAGCTGATTCACTCCGACCTTCTTATCTCCAAATAATTTATTTAATCTTTGATTTAGTTTAACATTAGAAAGCTTAGACCCATTAGAATCAAACAATAAGTAGTCAGTAGGATTTATTTTAATCCATTTCTTTAGTATCTTCAGTAAAGTAGGTGGTATCTCTAGCTCTTGCTGACCGTATGTTTTAGCTGTCTTGTATGAGTTAAATATTAGTTTGTTTTTCTGTAAGTAATTATCCTTTGTTTTATCGACATTCTTTATTTTAAAGTCTACATAGTCTTTACTACGTCTTGGTGGTATATAAACTCCTCCTAATAGACATAATATAATATAGTTCTGTACTTGTTGTAAGTCTGTCATACTGGGTTCTTCTTTCTTGTAGATAAGTTTAGCGTTCTTCTCTATACTTGTCATCAAAGTTTTAATGTCATTCCCATCAACCCACGATTCAGTCTGTATTGTACTCATTACCTGTTTACCTTGTTCTTTGTTGTACTCTTGGATATCATCTAACATCTGATCTCTATAAGGCTTCTTGTCCGTAAGAATAACTAATGCGGATAATATAGTCTTACGTTTGTTAGGTTCTAATAGCTTAAGGAATTCTAAAACTTTGTCAACCTCTTCGAACTTCTGTAAATCAACATCAACTGTCCCGAATACTTTAGCATATAGGTTCTTTAATATAGACGTATAGGTTGCTATGCTTTGTTTACTTAAATGTGGTCTCGCCGCGACGATTGCTTCTTTAATCTTTTCCATTTGTTAATATTAATAATAGCATAAATTTAAGTTAGTTTAATATGTTTAAAAGTATAGCAACAATATATTTACTAATGAATATAGAACAATGGAAATCATTTTTAGAAACTATCCCAAAGACAGGTGTAGAACTAGCTGAATGTATAAGACAAAACATATATATGAAGAATTTGTTGCGAGAGTTGAAGAAAGAGAAGAAAGAAATAAAGAACGAACTACTAGCATATAACTTTACAATTCCCGAAGGTTGTCATAAAGGAGTACCTAAGTATCTAGACCAATTTTACAACATCATAATGAAACATAATTTTAAGAACTTATATTACCCTCATGTTAGTAGCGCAACAGTCCGCGATGAAGTTAAAGATATTTGTAGCAAGTATGATATTAAGAAGCCACATATAGATAATATAGTATGTTACTTACAAGGGTTATATTTATTACGATATATTAGACCAGAAATACCAAGAATTGTTATGAGAGACTTTGAAATACAAAAGGACGACCTAATCGATCAATACGAGAAACTGAAGAATGAAATTGCTTATCTAGAAAAACAAATTAGTAGAATTTAAAAATATACCAACATTACAATTAATAGATGGACATTGAATTCCTTAAGTTTTTAAATAACGGTTATGACCCTAGACTACTATACGGTACTGGTGCATTAGGTTATAAACCAGATAGAGGTATAATGGGGAGTGGAAGAGTAATTACTCAAACTAAAACACAAACAGAAACTCCTGTTTATAAACTCAGAACATATCCAACATATTTTATGAGTCTTACAAATCCTCCCGAGGAAGAAAAGGAGTCTAAAGAGGAAGAAAAGGAGTCTAAAGAACCAGTCAAGGAAGTAATTGAAGAGCCTAAAGAAGAAGAACAAATCATAGATATTAACACAGACATTGGTGTTATCAATTATCTATACAACAAAGGTGACGAAGAAGATAGAAGCTTATTAAAAAAACTTTATGGCGATGACGTTGTTGATAAATTCCAAGTATCAGATGACAATGAAGTTGAAAGACCCGAAGATATCGAAAAGGAAATACAAGAAGTAAAAGAGGATGAGGACGAGGAAGTAGCAGAAGAGAAGATATTAGGTGTAGATGACCGAATAAAGATGCACGAAACAATAATCAAAAAACTAAAAGAGAAACATCAAGAAGATACAAGTGGTTATGGTTACGACATATTTAAACACGCTATAGATGATGAAAAAGAAATGATAGCTGCGCTTGGAAGACTAAAAGATTCTATTGTTATAAAAAAGAATATTAAAAAAGCAACAAGAACAGCAGAAAAAGCAAATCAATATTTATACCCATCTGAAAAGGAAGTAATGAAACAAGAAGTAGAAGTAGAAAAAAATTTATTAAAAAAAATTAGGGTAGTAGATGCAGACCTCAAACAATATGAAACATTAAATCCTAATGTTGAATTCACTGATGAAGAGTATGAAGATTATCCCGAGGAGATAAAAGAAATCATAGAAGAGATTAATGACGTGAAAGAAACTTTCTTTGAATCTGATGGAATTATTGAAAGTATTGACAAACAAAAAGCTATTCGTGAAGAATTATGTAAAGAAACAAAAATGGGGAATGAAGTTGAAGGGTCGAAGAATAAAGACTTTAAAAGGGTACTTCCATATTTAGAAAGTATAGTGGTAAAAGGTGCGCATAAGTTTTATGATGCTGAAGAAAAAAAGATAAAACTCAATGCGGCATTAAAAGCTTTCTTTGCACCAGGTAAGCCTGCTGAGTTTGGTATTTGTGGTCTGGATAATAAAGTAGCAAAAATAATATATAACCTCGAACATCCAGACTTTGAAATAACAGATTATATAATTGAGGATTCAGGAAGTGGTTTAGGAGGACAATTTCCTATAGACAATGTAGATAGAGCAAACTTGATTTTTAGCGAGATGAAATATTACAACAGTATAACAATAAAAAACGCTCTTAAATTACAACTAAGAATAAAGAAGAGACATTATAACGAGTTATTAACTTTAATAACAGAATACTTTACAGATTATTTAATTGTTAAATTAGAAGACGACGAGGTTGGTGTAAATAAGATTATGAAGAAAATTAAGGATACTTTAGATATACTGACTGATAAAGATAAATTCAATAAAGATTTTTATAAGAATTCTAAGGGTAGTTATTTAGGTATTGGTATCACGATGAATAAGTTTAACCCCATCAAAATCCCTAAAGGTTATGACTTTAAAGATAGTCCTAATACTCGCGAACAAATCTCAATTATAAAACACAATCAAAACCAAAAATTTATACCCAAAATTGTGAATAGAAAAGTTATAGGTATGACTATAAAACGAGCACAAGATAAAGTAAAAGATACCGAAGCAAAAAAAATAAAAAGAAAGAAAGAATATGATGATATTGATGGAGCGATTAAGAATAGGATTTTTAGCGAAGGACAAGATTATGAATATAGAATTACTTGTGCTATGAAAGATGCTATTGGTGTTTATGATTATACTAATGATGATTATGTTGAAAACGACTTCATACTAGGAACATATAGAACAGCCTATGCCCATGACGAAAGAGAGGGCGGTGAACAAAATGCCGTATTAATTCCTATAGAAAAATTTGTATTACCTGATGTAGAAAATGATTCTCCTCCGTCTCCGCCTCCAAAGAAAAAGAAAGGAAAGAAAAAACAATCAAACGAAATATAAAGGTAAAAACATATATAACATAATACAAAAATGCCAAAACAAAAATATACTGAAGAGAATGAAGATGAATATTTTGAATCACATGTTTATCCTAGAATACTTGACGAAATATCCGCAGGTACTAAAAGAGCTACAAAAGAAGGAATTGAAGCACAAAAAAGAATTGCATTAAAACGCGAGAAAATCAAACAATTATTAGAAGCTAAAAAACTCAAAGAACAGAAACCTAAGAAGCTTGATACTAAATCAGCAGCCAAACAAATTAAAGAAGCTAAGATGTTATATAATGCTGCTATGAGTGGTAAGATAGACTTGGATGAATCACAGATTAAGAAATTAAAAAAGATGGCCAATGAGAAGTATAGTAAAGATGAATTAGATATGGATAGAGCCGTCGTATTATCTCATATAGCTACTGCAGAACATCTATTAAAACAACGTACAGCACATAAGTTAGAGGAAAGTGTAAATACATATCTCAAGGACCTTAAAAAGAAATTTGAAAAAGACGGTAACATGTATCAAGTATATAAAATGAAAGGTTCTAAAATTGAATTTCTAGGTGAAGGTCCGCATACTGGTGTTATAGTCAAAATAATAGATGATTCGATTAAGCAGTTATGTAAGGAAGGTTATACACACGTTATTAAAGTATCTTATAGTATTGAAACACAATATGTCGAAGAAGATGATGACCCACCTCTTGCTGTTTCGGTTATGATTATCCCAATTAAAAATGGCGAAGAACTCTTTAAAGATACAATAAAGAAAACTGTATACTGGACAGAAGAAGAACTTAAACACAACAAACTAAAGAGTACAGATTTTATTATGATAGTTGAAGGTTTAATGAGTGGTAAAATTGATACTGATTATTTCGCCAATGTTTCTAGAGAAGATTTACCAAACTATAAGACATCAGCAAGTAAAGACGAAGAGGAGGAAGAGAAACCTAAAGCACCTAAGCGAGCTATGTCAACAGCTACAGTAGTAAAGAGAGAACCTAAAACTACTATGAAAACAGCCGTTGTAGTAAAGAGAGAACCTAAATTTACTATGAAAACAGCTGCAGTCGTGAAGTCCGAACCTAAACCTAAGAAGATAACTAAGGCACAACAAGCAAGAGATCAAGAAAGTGAAATGTTAAGAAAGCATCATTCCCCAGAAGCTGTATGGAAAAGAGAACTATTAGGTTTAATGGGAACATTATCTGTATACATGAGAGAGATGGAAAAAGCTAAAGACGAAGTTAAATTTATTTCTAAGGATGCATATGACGCTGTCAAAGATATCAGGGATACGGTAGCACATGCTAAGAAGTCATATGAACATGCTAAAGAAAAAATGAAGGACGATATTAAAAGAATCAAACAGTTATACAAGATAGGCATGCAAAAAGAATATACTACACAAGAAGAACTTATTGAATTACTCAACAAGAGAGGTGCAGGTGAAAGTATAGAGAAGTTATCCAAAATGAGGAAGGGAAGATATTTTTAATTCTATAGTACATAATGATAATTTAATTTAATCATTATATACCATTAAAAGGTGGGCGCTTTGGTACTGTGTATATATTCGTTGTTATAATCCATATATTTGTGTGCGCTTTATCCATTTATTAACCAGATTATACATCATATTATTAATTAAAAATTTTTAATTAATAATATGATGTAT